CTTACAAAGCATACGGAAATGAAATGTATATGGATACTATTATTAAAGCGAATATTGAGTATAAAGATACCTACATCTTTCCGGCAGGGGTTGTATTGACCTTGCCGGAAATTGAATTGACGGTATCGGAATCCCTGCCACCGTGGAAACAGGGGGTAACGGTAAGTGAGTAATAAAAACTACGCAAGGCGTACCGTGATAAAACTGTATTTTAAAGGTGCAGATATATCCAAAGAGTTATCCAAGTATCTGTTATCCCTGTCCTACACGGACAAAGAAGAGGACGAAACAGACGATATAAGCATATCCCTAGACGATAGGGAGGGGAAATGGATAAAGGATTGGCTCAATACGAGCAAAGCAGTAAGAACCAAGACGGAAACGGTCACTACAGGCGGTGGAGAGATAAAAGTAGGTGCTATTGTAAAGTTCAAAGGCGGACCGGTATATATATCCTCTATGGCAGCAGAACCGACCGTAAACAGGGGTGCAAGCACCTGTAAATGCACAATAGCAAACCACAACGCACACCCGTATCACTTAATATCGCAAGACGGACAAAGGGTATACGGTTGGTGCAATGCTTCAGATGTTGAGGGCGGAACACCGACAACAACAACTAAAACAACCGTAATAAAAGAAAAGAAAGCATTTAAAGGCACGGAGATACACGCTATTGTAATACAAAAAAATCCGTATTCAGACGGGAAAGATAAGGTATTGGATTGCGGAAAGTTTGAAATTGACAGCGTAAGTTATCAAGGACCACCGCAAAAGCTGACTATAAAAGCTACATCAATACCATATAGCACAAAGTTGAGACAGGAAAAGAAATCTAAGACTTGGGAAAATACCAATCTTAAAAATATAGCAGAAAAGATAGGCAAGGGTAACAGCATGAAAGTAATGTATCTTTCAAGCCACAATCCGAGTTACAAGAGAAAGGAACAGGTAAACACAGCAGATATAGTCTTTTTGAAAAAACTATGCAAAAATGCAGGCATTTCATTAAAGGTTACATCAAAAACAATAGTCCTTTTTGACGAGGTGGATTACGAGGGTAAGGCATCCGTAAAAAAGATTAAAGCAGGAAAAGGAAATATATTAAGCTACAGTTTTTCAACTAAGACGGCGGATACATCGTATTCGAAATGCCATGTATCATACACAGACCCCGACACAAAGAAAACTATTGAAGCTACATACACAGCACCGGGAGCAGACCCGGACGGACAGACATACGAATTTAAACATAAAGTATCAAGCGAAGCGGAAGCCTTGGAGTTGGCAAAGTGCCAATTAAGACAGAGAAACAAAGGCGAAACCACGGCAGAATTTACTTTAGTCGGGGATGTGGACTATGTAGCAGGAATTACGGTTACTGTATACGGGTACGGAGAATTTGACGGTAAATACATAGTCGAGCAGGCACAGCACAGCTTGACAGGCGGATACAAGGTACAGATTAAATTGCGTAGCGTATTGGAGGGTTATTAAATGGCAGGATTCGGAAATACAGACATACAGGAATTAAAAGACATTGTAAGAATAGGACAGGTAAGCAAGGTTAATTCCGGGAATATGACAGCAAGGGTAAAGATTCCGGACCAGGGAATAGTAACAGGAGATTTAAGGATTGTGAAGCGAACGCCAACCGTGGAATGTAAAACAGGATGTGATATTAAAATAAAACCTTGGATTCCAACCGTAGGGCAATGGGTATTGTGTATATTCAAGCCGGACGGAGAGGGGGACGGATTTATTATAGGAGGTATCTAATGGCAGAGATTGGAACACTTGGGGATATTGTCTTTAAGGTATCGGCAAATAAGGTAAAAACCTTTGAAGATTTGAAAATAGACAGTAAAACCAACTACGCAAAGCATACAAGGCACTTGAAAAAGCCGTTGTTAGAGTTTCAATACAATGATGCAGACACGGCAAGCCTTACAATTTATTTATCCGCATTTCTCGGAGTAAATCCTAAGAGTATGCAGGATAAGATAGACAAGTACAGAAAAAAGGGGAAAATTCTTACACTTATAATCGGAGGTATGAAGTACGGTAGCCAATGGGTTATAACAGGACACACGAAAGACTTTGAAAGATTTGATAACCAAGGAAACCTGTTGATAGCGAAAAGCACACTATCGCTTGAACAGTACGCAAAGAGGTAGAAAGGTAGGCAGAAATGAGTTTTACAATAGACACCACACAGGAACAGCCTATAAACATTGCGCCGAAAACATTATACGAGGAAGTAATACAAAATGTTTGGTTTTTACTGTCCTCAATAGAATACGATATACCCCTTAACCGTGAGTTTGGATTAAATGCAGCTTATATAGACAAGCCAATTACAACAGCTACGGCACTTGCTACGGCAGATATTTACGACAAAATCGGAGAATACGAGCCGAGAGCGGAGATTATAAGCGTGGAGTTTACGGCAGATTATGAAAGGGGAATATTAAAACCTAAAGTGGAGGTAGAAGTTAATGGCGAATACGACGAATACGACGAGGAATATACCGAGTGAGTTACCCGAGGTTGAATTTGTAGATACCAACACGGAAGCACTTGTAAATAAGCTGATAGCAGGATACGAGGAAATTACAGGGAGAACCTTATACCCTGCCGACCCGGTAAGAGCGTTTATCCTGTGGCTTGCAAGTGTAATTATACAGGAAAGGGTAAATATCAACGAATCAGCAAAACAGAACTTACCGAGATATGCAACAGGGCAGAACTTGGATTCATTGAGTGAGATATTCCATAATACATACAGACTACAGCCTACGGCAGCAAGGACAACACTTAGATTCAGCATTACAACAGCACTTGATAAAGAGTATGTGATAACGGATGAAATCGAGGTAACGGTAGACGGATATATTAACTTTGTAACAACAGGATATTTAACATTTCCGGCGGGGCAGACATACGCAGAGGTAGAAGCAGTATGCACCACATTAGGAGAGGACGGAAACGGCTTTGCACCCGGACAGGTAAGCAAACTTGTTACAGAAGAATTTTTATATTTTAAGGAAGTGGCAAATACAACAGAAACAGCCGGAGGAAGCGGAGAAGAAAGCGACACGGCATATTACAACCGTATGAGAGAGTCCGAAGAAAGCTACACAACAGCCGGACCGAGAGGAAGTTACACATATCACGCCAAAGCGGTATCATCACAAATAAGTGATGTATCCGCAGAAAGCCCGGAGGACGGAGTAGCAGACATAAGGATTATGCTATATGGCGGAGAATTGCCGAGTGAGGAACTTATAAAAGAGGTACAGGAGTATTTAAGTGCTGATAATATAAGACCAATGACGGACAAGGTAACAGTTGCAGCACCAACAACGGTTGACTTTGATATTGAAGCAACTTATTACATACCAAAAGACAAAGAAGCAAGCACCAAGGAAATCAAAAGGGCGGTTGATTTAGCGGTGGAAAGCTACGAATTATGGCAGACCTCAAAAATGGGGCGGGATATTAACCCGTCCTATTTTAATGCCATTCTTATGGATTCGGGCATCAAGAGGGTAGAGATTACAAAGCCTGTATTTACGAAAATACCAAAAGGAAGCGTTGCGGTATTGAAAAAATGCACAGTGACATTCGGAGGGGTAGAGGATGAATAACTTAAAAGATGCGGATTTTTATGCTACATTTCCGCCCGCCCTAAAAAAAGATGAAAAAATGGTTGCGTTAGGTCGGCTCATAGCGGACGAACTACACCAAACAGTAGAGCAGACAAAAAAGAATATCATATACGCAAATATAAATGAGTTGTCGGAAACATGGCTTGATGTATTAGCGTATGACCTCCATGTAGATTGGTATGATTACGATTATCCGATAGAAGCGAAAAGAGCGATTATCCGGGATAGCGTAAGAGTGCATCAGAAATTAGGCACAAAGACAGCCGTTGAAATGGCTTTAGGTGGAATACACCCAAAAAGTGAGATAGAAGAGTGGTTCGACTACGGAGGAAAGCCGTACAGATTCCGTATTGTACTTGATACGACAGAATCGAGGGTTGCAGCAGACTATGACGAGATTATAAAGACGGTTGACATATACAAGCGTTTAACGGCTCATTTAGACGGTCTTTATTATCAAGGGTCTATTACTGTGATAGTGATACCTAAAACGGAATTTTGGCTATATTCCGTGCCTATGACAGGACAATTAAAGACAGGTACAGAACCACGCAGAAATACGGTTGGTGCGGTCGAAGATGCGGTTATAGATGTAATGACACAGGCAGCAGGGTATACGGCAGAATTTACACCGACAGGAACGAAGCCGGACAGGAATATTACATTTGCAACAAAGGATACCGAGATTGTGACCGAATCGGACACAACAGGATACCAATATACGAGCAATCAGACAGGACAGGCGAAAGCTGGAACGATACCGCAGAGGAACACGGCAGGAGGTGTAGCACAGGAGGGAATAACCGCACAGACTACAGGACAGGCGTATAAGTTTGATTCAGACCTTACAGGAACAAAGCCGGATAGAAATATACAGTATCAAACAGCAGATATGGCAGCAGTTGAAACAACAGAAACGCAAGCCTATCTATTTGAAAGCATCTTTACAGGAACAGCACCCGACAGGGCGGTAATTGTAAAGAGCAGAGATATACAGGCGGTAGCAGATACCGAAACAGAACAATACCCTTATGAAACGGATATGACAGGAGAAAAGAAAACAGGCACAGAACCTTACGCAAGCACAAAACCGGGAATATCTGATAAGGGAATGGCAACTACGGCAGAAACCGATCAATACGAAGTGAAGCGTTGCGGTAAGAATCGGTTATAGCAAATAAAAGTAAAGGAGAGTAAAGAAATGCTGACAGAAAGAGCCTTAGAGAGTTTCAAGCAGTTTGTAGAAACCAACATTGCTTACGCTATGGTCGAGTATGGCGGTACTATGCACAAGGCAAAAATCTTAACAAGAGAACGCCTAAAAGACGGCAGGGTAGCGTTGAGTATTTCCATTACCCCGGAAGTATCGGGGACCACAACAATTACGAAAATTCAGTTGTACGATACGGCTAGTAAGTTGTGGGCGGAAAAGAGCGAAGCAATCAAGTTAAAAGGTACGCAACAGGGTGTGTTGTACCGATTCAGTTTTAATTTTAAGGAGGAATAGAGCAAATGGGATTATTTAAGATTTGGAAAGACCATGTAACGCAGTATTCCAACCGCTACAGGGAAGTGCAGAACGCAGACGGAACTATTACACACGAAGCCGTAGAGGGCGAAGTAGTGCAGGAGGGAACACCGCAGAACGCACAGAACTTTAACGATTTGGAAGAGAGGGTATTATCTGCTGGGTTAATCGGAAACCTTGCAATGCTCAAACTTGGTGCAGCAGAAAGCAGGATTAAGGGATTACAGGGAGAAATTGTAGAAGCAACCCTTACCAATACAAAATCATACCCTTTTAACAATTCCAAAAAGACCCTTGCACTTGCTACACCAAGGGGCAATTTGGATTATACCGTAAATGTTGAAGCGGAAGCAAAGGACGCAGGAGGTGTAGGAGAAATCCATATTACAGATAAACAGTTAAACGGATTCAAGATTGAGTACACCGGGGCCGCCAAGGAAGTAACGGTAAAATGCACGGTACAGGGAGGTTACGCATAATGGCAAATGTAATTATCAAAAGTGATGAAAGAAAGGCAAACACGGCAGCAGTATTACAGGCTTATGGAGTAAGAGGTAACGCCACAGCAACACAGAGGGAAGCAGCAGAACACATTGCGGTGCGTTCACAGGAAGCCTACGCAGAATTAAGAAGAATGGGAGGTAACAGATAATGGCAGCAGCAAAGATTATTGTAGTTGAGAAAAACGAGGGCGAGAAAATCGCCTATGACGTATCCACGACAAAAATTATTTTCGGGGATGATGATTTAATGGTAAACATCAAGAACCGAGAGCGTGACGAAGAGGTAACGCTTGATATTTGCAAGGATACACAGGACGGCTTGACGGTTGGAGTAAACACCGAAGCAAGAGAGTATGTAGCACAGGTCATTATCCCGGCAAGGGAATATGAAATTGTGGATACAGGAGAAAAGGACGAGGACGGAAAGGCGATTACAAAGCGTGAACCTGTACCGTTCGACATGAAGAAATGTACGCTTGTATTATGGGCGTTAATTTAATTTTAAGGAGGATAAAATACAATGGCAAACTTTGACGATTTACAGGGTGCAGTAGCACAGTTTGGTGCAAACAACAAGGTAATTTTTGATGATACCGGGATGCCTAGCATTATGGTAGCAGTACCAAAGGCAAAGTATAGTGATGTAATCACAGGCGGAACAGATGAAACATTACCGTTTTGGATTATGGACGGAGAGGAAAAGAACGTAATTTATGTGTCTAAGTTCCTCAATATTGTAGAAAATGACCGTGCATATTCTTTAGGCGGATACCTGCCTAGAAACTATATCAACTTTGACCAGTCCGTAGCAGCTTGTAAAAAGAAAGGTGCGGGTTGGCACTTAAATCAGACAGGTGTATTTGCGTACCTTAACCTGTTATCACAGAAAATGGGTACTGTACCTCACGGAAACACGAACTACGGCAAGGATTATTACCACCCTTACGAGAGGGGAACAATGCCACAGGGAGAAACACAGAGAACACTTACAGGAAGCGGACAGCCTACATGGTATCACAATCACGATATGTCGGGTATTGCGGACATTAACGGCAACCTTTGGGAGTGGACCGGTGGATTACGCCTTATGGACGGAGAGATTCAGATTATCCCTTATGGTAATTCTATGAAACTTGATTGCGATATGTCGGCAGAAAGCACACTTTGGAAAGCGATTAAGCCGGACGGAACTTTAGTAGAGCCGGGAACAGCAGGCACATTAAAGTTAGACCAGGCAAGTGCATCCGCAGGAATTAGAGTAAATACAAAGGTTGAGTTCCCTACAAGTGGAGATACTTACAGAAATATTGCATTTAAGAGCCTTGGGGCAGCTTCCGGTGTAACTATTCCGAAGTTACTTATTGCACTTGGATTATACCCGGATAGCGGAGTAACAGGATACGGAAACGACCAGATTTGGATGAGATGCCACGGCGAAAGGTTGCCTCTCCGTGGGTCGGCGTTCGGCAATGCTTCCAATTCGGGTCCGTCCGCTCTCAGCTTGAATAACCCTCGTTCCTACTCGGT